GAACTGTATTACTTCCAGTGGAAACCACGGACATCTTCAAGGCATCATCTACACCGCCAGCGGATTGCCCGCCAGCTAATGTAAGGTTACTTGGAAACGCTAGTCCCCCAGCATCCGTGCTGAAGTCATAGGTTTTAATGTTTAGGGCTTCATTCACCCAATCCTCCAGCGTACCATCAGTAACCTCAGCAGCCGTAAAGGAACGCACTGCATTATCGCTAGTACGACGAACCTCGACTACATCACCCGTATAGGAGTCACTAAGGTTACGCAGACTGTAAGCAGCCGCTGCCTCAATGATAGGGCCGTCACGACCCGTAGCTGTAAGCTCACGTAGGTCAAGTGGGGGTGTGATCTGCTCGTTAACCCAGTTCGTTAGAACCGAGGTACTAATGTCCTGAGCCGTAAAGTCCCGTTCGTTATTGTCACTTTCACGACGAACACGGACAACCGCAGGGCTGTCCGATCCTAGGTTACGTAGGCTATAAGCAGCAGAAGCCCCTTCAGCAATCTGAAGGAGATTCTCGCCTACCCTATCCGTAATGGGGGTATGCCCCAGGGAACCCTTTAGGCTAAGGTACATACTAGTACTTGTGGCAGATTACTAGACCGCTAGTTACAGCAACTGCGCTGAACTGACCGTAAAGAATTGTGCCTGCGCCAATGCCTACACCCGTAAGTGCAGCACTGCTCTGGTCAACATTGTTTGCTGTAAGGACTGAAAAGTTAGTATCAGTAACTAGTTGAATAGCTCCGTATCGTTGACCAGTGACGGAGTCACCAGCGTTAAGTACTTCTGATCCAACTGAGGAAAATTCTAGTGTGTTATTTCTTGATGAACTCATAATTGTATTATAGCACAAGTGCTATCTCGCTTGGTTACTTACGTACGTTGAAAATCTTTTGTTAATAGTATTATTGTTAGATCGCATATCGATCTTTTCTAACTCAAGCGCAAGGTAAGTACCTGCAACTTGTTCTTCAGTCATAGCCTTGTCGTGCTGACCATCCATACGTAGGAAGTCTGCATACACGGAATGCGCTAAAAAGAAAAAGAACTCATATGGAATATTTGTGGAGTCCTCCGTAAAGGTAGGTAACTCCTTCTGGTAGTTTACGAATACTGAAGTTGCATCATTGGTAACAACGTTAAGTACGTGCGCACCACTTGAATCAACGTAGAACTCGTACTCTAGTGCAGAGTTACGAAGGAACGGTTGAGTCCGATAGATGCGTTGGAAGTCTGAGATATTGTCCAGGCCAGCCTCTGCATAGGGAACTAATCCTGAGTCCCCCAGTGCACGCTCTTCCCCGATAACAGCGTAGCGTGGCCAGCTAGGGCTAGTACGGTACGCTTCAAATGCTCGTCGGTTGACGAACTGTAAAATATTAAGCTTCTCCTCTGGAGTAAAGCTACCTACACCCGAAAGTGCCGTTACTAAGTTATATAAATCGCTGTAGGTTTTTGTCTGCATTATAGCTTGTTCGGCGTAAGGTCTGAGAAATTCTTTTGGAAATACTGCAGGAACTCTTTGGAGTGCACTGTCTCTTGTCCGTATTTTTTAATAAGTCTAAAGTACTCACGATGCGGAATAGTTGCAACGCAACGTCCTAGTACTGGGTGCACCTTGCCACGCTGTTCCGTAGCTTCTTTACGAGCTTGGTTTACACGATTAACTTCGGTCCGTTTCTCAAGTGCAAATCCATTCTTGATTTCATCCATAAAAGCCTTATCGACCTCTGCATCAGAATAAGTTGTAGCTGGTGTAATTATATCCATATTAAAAATTAAAAGTAAAAAAGGGGAGAGGCTGGGATTATACCAACCCCTCCCCAGAAATTCAAGCAGGATTACTGAGTAATCTTACCGTGAGCCTGCGGGTGGTAAACACCGAGGGTCAATGTGCAATCACAGAAACCACGCTCGCCGCCACCTTCGTTAGGTAGACGAGTCGAACCCATAGGGATCAGCTCGTGCACACCGTAGTACTCAGGGTTAAGCAGGTAGCCGTCATTGAAGTCCGAACCGCCAGCAATAGTTGCAGGAGCAGTGTCTGGGTTCATGTTGACGATAGATACGATGCCGTGGTCGCTTTGGTAAAGCTCGACAGAGAGTTTGATCTCAGCCTTGTTACCATCGTAATTAACCGCACGGATGCTTTCAGTAGCTCCAGCAGATACACGAGCGAAGTCAGCAATAGTGCGACGAAGGCCAGTATCAGCAACAAGCATAAGGTTGTTGGAGCTTCCAGTCTTACGGTAGATCGAAGAGATCATGTCGTTAAGAGCTTCTTCACCAAATGCACCAGAAGTGCTGATGTCGTAGATAGAAGCAGCAGGTGTACGGAAGTTCGCAGGAACGTCAGTAGGACCAGCAGAGTCGATCCAGTCACCAAGACCACGAAGGCCGTAAGGTGTACCAGCACCGTCTTCTACGCTGCGATCTTGTGTACCGATCAATGTAGCTTCGATGTCACGCTTAAGCTCACGAATAGCCTTTGCTTCAGCTTGTGCAACCTTAGCTGGGCCTACGCTGTCAACAGCTTCTTGAAGGTCAGAGACCTTAAATTTACGGCGGAACTTTTGAACGTAGTTACCAAGGCGAGCACGGCCAGCAAACTGGTCAGTGAACGATGTTACGTCTGCGCCTTCGTCTACACCAGCAGTGCTAGGAGCAGCAAGTACGTCTACAGTCCACTCAGTGAATGTAGCACTTGACTTCTTTTTAGAAGCAGAAGAAAGAACAGGAGTTTCTTCGGGAGCCAAGATGGTAAGTACATCTGTGAGGTCTTCACGATTAGAAACGGCGGAACCAGGATTACTGGTGTCGAATGTATTTGAGAATGCCATAATATTTTATGTTTGAATTAATTAGTTTGAGAAGCAGAGCTTCTCTATTTATCTATTTTGTAGTTGAAGGGTTCTGAGAGTAATGAAGTCACTCTTATCACCTGATTGCTTGAATTGATTGTTCAAGTTCTTGATTGATTTACTTGTACGGCTTGCTGGCTTTTCTGAGCCTGCTGCACTAGGAGTAGAAGTATTTGATGGGTTAAGTCGTACCTTGGACTTAACGCTCTTTACTTCTTTCCGACCGTAGATACTATTAGCGGCGTGCGCTAGTAAGTACGGCATCTGTGCTTTAACGTCAGCGGGTAAATTAGTCATCAATGTATCGACCCGAGGGTCGCTCATGATAGCCTGGTATTCACGCCGTGTATCGTTGTCTTCACCTGTCATCCAAGGTAACTCAGCTTCAGCCTGAGCACTTAGGTGCTCCTGCATTTGTTTGCTTTGTTCAACCTTCTGGATTTCCTCCAGGCGAGCAGGAAGGAATTTGTCACGAGCCTTACGTGCCTGCAATAATGCATTGCGGACATCAGCCTTAGTCATCTCCTTACCTTCTACTTCCGTGACTACGTCATCAGCTTCATATCCGTCTGCATTGAACATAATGTCCTCTGCCCATTCAATAACATTACTAGCATCCGTAGCTTTTGATTGCAGGTCCTCAAGAGTCCCTACGCTATCAAACGGATTGTTTGTAACTTCTTTCTTTGGTGTAAGCGGATTGTTTTCCTGGGCAAACATTTTGGACTCCAGTTTTTGGAGTCTTTCCTCTGCTGCCTTTCGTTTAGCTGTGAGTTCTCCAAAGCGAGCTACTGCACGGCTACCTAGCTTATCGGCTAGTTCACGCAGTTCCACTTCGGACATATCATCTAAATCAATCTGAGAAAGAACTTGCTCGTCTGTTTCCGCTTCGGGAGTTTCGTCTTCAGTACTCTCGTCTGATTCTTCTACTCCTTCTACTTCTTCAGAAGCAATTTCGTCGGCTACCTCTTCCTCAACCTCGGGAGCAGATTGCTCTTCTGGTTCAGGGCTTGGTTGGCCTAAGCGTTGGATCGCAAAATCCTCTGCTGTGATATTTGTCTTTTCCGCTGTATTATTTTCAGGTTCAGCGTTTCCTGCTGTGACTTCTTTGTTCATATATTTCCACTCTTCAACGCCGAGCGATAGCTATGGTTGCATTATAGCACACGAAATGTATGCTATTAAATTATTCATTGGGTGAAGTCTCTGCCCAACTGGCCATTGTAATAATCTGATCGTAGCTTAGAATGCGACCTGAGAGCTGCTGTAGCTTATCAGTTGGAACCTCGTGCATTTCTCCAATGCACTCTTCCCGCATTTGCTTGATTAGGTCAATGAAGCGGTTAAACGAATCGTGCCGCTTTAGATGTTCAATGTCTTCTTCAATCGTCATATTAGTACTGTCCCATATTTTGAGTTCCTACTTCACCCATCTGCGCTGGGGTTGTACCGATGCGGCCAATCTCAGCGTTCTGCATTTGTTGCATCTGGAATTGATACTGACCTGCGTACTTCTGCAGGCGACTTGCAAAGGCTTCGTCCTCTTGTAGCTTTTGCTGGATGTCAGGCTGCTGACCGTACTGCTCTAGTACTTGCATTGCAATCTGACCACCGCTTGCACGAGCTGGCATTTCAATGCCTGCATAGATCTTCGTCAGGTCGTCGGTTACGTCTTTGACTACCTGCTGCTGTGCATCCTCTACAGGTGTCAGCACGGAGTCCGCTAGGATCGGATCAACACTGCTTGCCATTACTGCAAGTAGTTTATCAACGTCGATACGGCCATTGCGGTCCAGTTGGATAAGCTGTGTCATTTGAGCAAGCTTAACTTCCTGGGACTTAGGATCTGTGTTTAGCACATCGTAGTTAATAGTGATATCAAAGTCTGCGTCAGGGTCACCTCGGTCCATTACTTGTGGGTCAGGTATTCCAGTTACACGGAAGAATACTTCGTCTGGTCCAAAGCGTTGGAAGCAACGGTACGCCATACGCATAACCTCTGCATTATGCTGCAAGAACTTGTCCACTAGGAACTGCTTGCGTATACTAGAGATCTGAGAGTCTTCGTCTAGTCCGACTAGGCGATCCGCTAAACCCTCTAGGGTCTGCTCAATCTCAATGGAACCAACAGGTGCAGGAGGCACAGGTGCAAAGTCCAGGTCACCCTTACGGCGATAAGGAATCATACGACCAGGACCCCAGTCACTTGGTGCCTGACCTACTGGGTGCAGGATAGGGGGTAGCGTAGATAAACTGTTGCGATCAATGCGAGAGTCACGCTCTACCTTAACTTGGTTCTGGATACCACGAAGAATATCTGGAACCGTAGTTGTATCATATAGACGCTTGCTGTCCTCTGACAGCTTTGTGACTACCACTGGGTAGTCCTCGTAGCCATTTAGTAGCTCACGCTTAGCGTAACCTGGTGCTTCGTTGTTCTCCCCGCTGTACTCCTTGTGGAATACTGTGCAGTAGATACCCTCTGAACCATCGTCAGGATCGACCAACCGCTGGTACGCATACACGATTTCTATTAGTTCATGCGCCTCGTAGGCGTTATCGGTCAAGCTAGTACTGCGGCGGCCTTCCTGTTCTCTTTCAACGCTATCTATATTAACACCTCTGTAGTGCTCAATAATATAATCAACAAAATCTGCGTCCCAGCCTGCTGTAGCTACCTTATTCTCTAGCTCTTGAGCAGTGTAGTAAGTCTTCCAGAAGCAGTAAGGTGCACGCTGTGGATCAGTTACATAAGCTGGGAAAAAGAAATCTCCGTCTGGGGCAAGTGTCTTAATCTCTGGTGCGTCAATCTGACGGCGTACAGTTGGAAGCTCCGCTTCCCCGAACTTGCGTAGGTCCTTGAGTGCTTTCTTTGCTCGCTTGTCCGTTACACCGTCAAAGATGTTCTGAAGCATAAGCACTAGCTCATCGTCATTTTCACCTGACTGAACTGCACCGAAAATATTTGGGTCTAGCTCTGCGATCTGCTCAAGTGTAAGCTTCTGTAGGATCTGACGGTCCTCTGTGTGCCAGCCTACATAAGTAATAAGCATTCC